GCCAGAGTAAAGTATGAAGGCCAAGTATTTTCTTCAGCCCGAAAAGTGAAGTCTGCCACAACCTGATCTGCTTCATTGGTGTCAGCAAATGCTTTGTCACCATATACTGTATAATCAACAACAAGATCATTTACAGTAAGAGCATGTAGCATCAGCAAACTTGATGGCAACTGATACGCTTGATCAAATCGACCAGTCGGTTCATTAGCTAAAAGGTTGAGAACTTGTTGATTGGTTGCAAAGCGCCATCGCGCCATACACAGAGATGCTCGTGCAACATCCTCATACATATTGTTAGCAACTGTCGCTTCTGTGCTTGCATCATCAAATGATGAAATCGGGTTAGCCCCGATAAGTGTCAATGCACGAGCGGCGATATCAACAGATGAATTTGCTGCGCTTGATGTCATCTAATAGTTTGGACGGCGAGTGCCTAGTGTACCCAGACCAAGGTGCTTAACCGCTGGGAAACACCCGCCGCCCAATCTCCTTAGTCGCTGTCGCTTACGGTCAGAGCCGTACCGTCAGCAATATCTACAACAGAGCCAGTGTTCGACAGAACAACCGAGATGCCCATCGTCGGTGCATCGCTATCATATACAAAGATAACGTCACCAACATTTAGCATACCAGCGGCATCGTTGAAATATCCTGACACACGAACAGCAGTCAGAGCGTCAGTCGAGTCATAGAACCAAAGGCTATGACCACCACCGCCTGCCATGCGAGTAAGACCAGATGCAGAATAAGCCATGACTAATCTCCCTCTTAGTTGTTGTCGAGGACTTCGTAGACACCGTTGTCATCAATAACAACTGCGCCCATCGACATCATCGAGGTGGTAAGGTGCGAAACCTTCTCAGGGATATAGTTAACTTCGGTAGAAACCTCAGAGTTTACCCCAATACCAACTGCGTTCTGATGGTATGCGATATTCTTACCAGCAGTGATTGCAGAGGTTGAGAAGATGTTGAAGCCAAGGAACTGCTTCATGGTCATGCCGCCTGCAAATGGCAGGTTCTGCTCACCAACAAAGTCAGACGATGCAAACTCATTGATAAGGAACAGATCAGCAAAACCTTTCGGGTGCATCGCAAGATAGCGTTGGCCATCTTCCGGTACATTTGCAGTACCAAAGGTTTCGAACAGAGTCAAAAGATCAGCCTTCTCAACAGCTGAGCTTGTATCATGGATTTGCGTAGAGTTCGCACCCGCATCCATAGCGGTATAGATAAGCTCGTCAGTCTTACGACCAAGTGCAGCAGCAGCCGATGTGGCTACAGCTTGACGCTCATCAATATTGATCTTGAGTTCATCGAGCTTGTCGATGTACTCGGCTGCATAATGGTCTTCCATCGTCGCCTCGACGTTGGTGTGTACCAACTCCATAGGCGTGATGTTGCCGTTACGCGATTTGGTGGAAGCAGTTCCTGCGCCGATCTTTTGGAAACGAACCACGTTTCCGCTCACCTGCTGATTACGAATGGTATTCTTCAGCTTAGAACCCATACGCTGATAAGCCATGTGAACTTCGGACTCAAACTGCTTGATAAAGGCGGTATCCATAGTAGACGCCATAACAACAGTCCTTCCTGTTACAAGGTTTTTACAAGTCCCGGTTGTCCGCGTCTCTCGTCACATGGTTATCCGAGTGGGCCATCAGTTTGACGCAGGCCGTTCGTCCTCTTCGAATGACACTTCTATATTAGATGCGCAACGCACAAATCTTAATACTTCATAGCCATTCACTATTATCGGGGTATATGCAAAACAAAATCCAAGGCTACGTAACCACTTGATGCTGCGTACATGATCAATCGGAACAACATTCTCAAGGATGTCATATTTGGTCTGAAAGTATTCGATCATGTCTTTTATCATCTTATGAAAATCCAAAGCATGATCTTCAACCAGTGATGAACCAAGAAGCCATATAGAACCTATACGATTTTCACTATCGTAAAGTGGCAATACACCACCCATGCAGATTGGCACTTTGCCAACCAGTGCTGTAAATGTTTCTGCACTTTCTACTGTAAGGGGGTAATGTAAAGCTCGCCACGGCGTTGAGCCTTGAATCATACACTCTCGCAAATCTGTCAATCTAAGTAAGTGTTGCAGCTTACCAGCGTGTGTTGCCGTGCCGAGTTTTACATTTATCTGACCGTATCTAGCCTTGATACATTTTGGCAAAGCCATCATCCACCTGCTTCACAAATGCTGGATCACGAGCGCCTTGTTTCCAATAGCGTTCATCCATCATCATGGAGCGCAGTTCGTCTTCAGACAACTGGGTTCCAGCTTCTACATTGCCAGCAACCGGAGTTATGTTGATTGCTGCCATGACTTTTTCGAGGACTTCGATGCCTTGGGCTGTTTCACCAAGACGTTCAACAGCATCATATTGTTCCTCACTAAAGAACTGGTTTGCCCATAGCTTAACAGCTTCAATACGAGCGTCAGCGTTTTCACCGAGCTTTGTGTGTTCTTCTTCAAGATCGATGCCTCCGGTGAGGGCATCGACATACTTCTCAATCCCTGCTTCGAATTTATCTTGGCCAAAGCCATGATCATAAGAGAACTGCGCCCACCAGTTAAGGAGATCGTCACCAACAGCTGCCTCTTCATCGAGGGAGTCTGGGATAGTATAATCACCAACGGTGGCTGGTCGATCTCGCCATTGCTCTTGATGTAACTCTTCTTTGACTGCTGCACGTAGTTCTTCGTCAGTCTTGCCCAACTTGCTTTCAAGATGTGAGTAAGATGAAACAAGGTCTTCTGGAGTTTTGAACTTTTCAGGGAGCCACTCAGGCCGTTCTACGGCTTCAGATTGGCTACCGTCAACAGGTGCTTCGGTTGCTGCAACCTCCACATTATCTGCATCATTCATCTGTTTTTATCCTTTCAGCATGTTTGATACGACGTTCAATAACGCCAACAAGATATCGCTGACCCTCTAGATGTCTGAGTTCAGCATCACTTACGTTCCCTCCACTGACTGCTTCAATGGTAATAGAACGCAAATACTTCAACACCTCTTTACCAGAAGCGGTATTGAATAACTGAGATATTGTTAATGAAATTTGTTTGTCAGCTTCTTCAGCACGATTAAAGCCGTCAAGTCTGACCTTCGTTTGGTTGGGCATTCTGCATCCCCTGCATCTGTGCCATTGCTTGAACAATCTGTTCACGCTGCTGCGCATCTCGAATCAAAGTGTCTGGAACACCAAACTTCTTTGCAAGATACGTTGCAGCCTCTTCAGACGACACTAAGAGGTTTACCATCTGCGGACCAAAACGACCACCCACCATCTCAAGAAATCTATCAATCGAAGCTATATCTTGATTTGCTTGAGCTTGCGCAAGAGGTGAAACAGAACGAACCTTCACCTCTCGACCATTCAATGTAGGGACTTCAATACGACCTTGCTTCTTCAAAATGTAAACAACACGCTGAAGAACAGGTTGGATAAACTCCGCTTGCAAGCGCCCGAAGGCAGAGCCGATGCGACGGGAGAGATCAGCCATCCGCTCTGCTACTTCAGTCGCTGTTGCAGGAGTGCGATTTGG